AATATAATAGCTAATTCTACTTTTAGTTTTTGGGGTGCATATTTAAATAGAAATAAAGATAAAAAGGTTGTAGCACCATCTGCTTGGAAAAAAGAAAGTGATGGTATGACTTTAGAAAATAGAGTCTTACCTAGTTGGACTATAGTAGAGTGTGAATGTATTACAACATTATAGTATACTTTTTTTTCTACTATTAGGTATATGACTGAATCAGAACATTCTAATATTAATATTCCAATTATAAGTCTAATAATTTCATATATTATTACATTTAGTATTGCTGCATTTAAAGGTTTAACTTTAAAAAGATCATTACTTGCTTTTATAGTTGGTAGTGGATTAGGATTTATTATTGGAGGATTAGGACATATATTTTCTCCTACAATTGTAGCTGAAGGTATTGGTTGGCCTGTTAGTCCATATTTTCAATATGAAGTTGGTATTGCTAATATAATGGTAGGGGTATTATGTATAGGTACTATATTTTTTAATGATGATTGGATACTAGCAAGTATTGTAGCAATGACAATTTGGGGATATGGTAATATGATAGGACATTTAATATCATTTTTTAATGATGGTAATAAGAATCCAGGTAATATAGGATGGGTTTTATATCTATCTACATTAACGCCAATTATTGGTATAATTTTATTTATTTTATATAAATATAATGAAAGTTAAAATTTATTGATTATGTGAACATATTGTAAGGTTTTATGTTTGTATTATATCATTCGATAAATATTATTTGATTGTATCATTTGATAAATATTATTTGATCTAATTCTTCTTGAGTTATCTTTGTATTAAATTTCTTTTTTAACCAATATTTAACAATATTAATAAATTCTTTTGGATCTACTTTTTTAATTTCATTATATTTATTGTATTCTTTTGCAATAGGTTTAAATATTATATTTTTATGTAACAATCTATTAATCATTATTAGATCGGCTACAGCCGCTGCTCTCCCTCTATGATTTCTTCTTTCTATTTCTGCTTGTAATATTATCATTTTTACACCACAAAAGTAAAAATGATATTTTGGATTGTGGACACATTCCAACATACTATTTGCTCCAAATAATGAAGCCCATTCTTTATGCCAATCAGTCCAAAAATCACTCCATCTTACTTTAGGATGGTAACCATCAAAAAAAAATAATTTTTTATTTTCATTCATAAATAAATCGGATATTTTAGCAATAGTTGTATCATCAATCGATACAGGTAGATTAGAAATAAAAAAATCTAAATCGGTACCTTTTCTAATTCCGTATGCTGCTAATACAGTACCTGCCAATAATAAAAATTTAGATTGTTCGAGAAGAGATAATTTACGTACCATTAATACTTTTTTATATGTATTAATTAAAAATCTTGATCTATCAAATTCTTTTGATAAAAACCGTTCTAATAACATTTCATTTAGAAACTCTAATGAATTTTTATTAAAAAAAATCTCAGAGTGTGTAATTGATTCTATAAAATTTCTACTAATAATATCAGTTGAAGGATCTATCGATAGTTTAATATTATCTGTTTTTGCTGATTTCATTTCATACACGGTGATTGTAACTGTGTAAGTATCAATATTTATACTATCAAAACTATCTACATAGGATTTAATTTCATCATATGATTTAAATTTATCCGTTAAACAATACAGTTGATATATTGCACATTCTACTGCCTTTCTACTTAGTTCTATCTTTTTAGTAGCATACACGTAACAATTATAAAAATTAACTTTATTTGATGAAAATTGTGTTAATATCTTTACATTAGGTCTACATTTAATGTAATTTAACATCATACAATTCATTAGAATATCATCAATTGGTACATCTAATGTTTTCATTTCATATTCTCCTAGTGAGTTGAAAAAACTCGAATTAGGTTCATTTTTTGAATCGTAGATTTTAATAATAGTTGTAGTCATCTTATTCCATTCAAATGGACCAATTCCATCTAATAAAGGTTGGGGAGAATAAGTACAACACCATTCAGGTATCTTTAAATATAGTAAATCTATATTAGTCTTATTGATATTAAATTCTTCTGGATGACCAAATAAGAAATTAAGATAATTTAATCTCTTTTGAATCTTATCATTATTCATTAATAATGATAAGATAAAAAAATTGATAATATTATAAATTAGATCAATAGTTCTATATATATAAAATGTCTCAAAATCAAAATAATGATATGAATCACTTATCTGAAGAAGAATTAGAAGTTGATGAAATTGAAGAAACAGTTGAGAAAGTTAAACAAACCTATTTAGATCAATTTAACGAACTTAAGGAAATGTTTACCCGATTAGAAACTCTTACTAATGAAAAGGTTAAACTATTAGATAAGGATATTAAAGATTTTACATCTTATTTCAAGAAAGATTCTAAAGATATTGAACAATATTTTAAGAAAGTTGAAAAAGTATTAAAAGTTGAATCAGCTAAAACAGTAAAAGTACGAAAAACAGGCAATAGTGGAAAAGGTGGATTTAATGAGCCAAAATTAGTTCCACGTCGACTTAGAGATTATCTTGGTATCGAAGAAGGTACATTAATGACCCGACCATCTGTTACTAAATTACTAAATAGTAAATTTATCGAAGAAGGGTTTAGAGCCAATAAAGATGGCAAAGATAAAGATGGCAATGATGCAAATGGAAAATTAATTAAAATTACAAATAAAAAATCAGCCAAGATTCTTGGATGTAAAGTAGACTTTGAAATTAAGTTTAATGAACTTCAAACATTTATTAAAAATATATATCTTGAAGAAAAAGCAACCAGTGTTGCAGCATTAGCAGTTTAAAAATATTATTTTAGAGAAATTATTCAATCTATCAATCTATAAAACTTTCAGCCAATATATTTCTTTTACTAATAGTATCTTGATAAATTAAATTTAATTGCACGATAAAATACATTGTAATATTATTTTGATTAATATCTGTAACTGGAATTACCATACTGTCACGATACGGTATCCATTGTTTTATATCATACTTTCTATTATTAAAATTTAATTCAATATCTACCCCATAAATAAATTGATACAAGTTAATATCATGGCTATATATTATGTTATTCTTATCCCAAATATAATTTGTAGGTAAAATAAAATGAATAATTAAATGTCCAGTTATATTTGTATCAACATCTCCTCCTTGGTTAAATACAACATAGGGTGTTCTACAGTTAAAATTAAATGTATTAATTTGGTCTATATCAAAAAATCGCCTTTTTATTTTAATCATACGTTGCTTATTAATAGAAAGAATTTCATTCAATGAACATTTTAGTTCTAAATTAATATTATTTTTATTATATTGATGATACTTTATTGGTAGCATTTCATAATATTCAGCTTGTGTTTCATCCCAACAATCTACATCACTATCTGAACATTCAATAGTATCAGTAGATTTTTTAATAGGTATAATACTGTTAGTAAATAATTGTATAATATCATTAAAATCGTAACAGTCTATATCAGATAATATATTAGAATTAGGTTTTATATTAGCTAATAATTTATTTAATATAGATAGATTACTACTATCTTCAAAAAACTTTTCCAAGAATGATATAAAGGTAGTTTTAGTACTTTTATTCATAATATTATACTGTGTTCTTGTTTTTTCACAACTTAATATGGTATAAGCATAGTTAATCTGTTGAAATTTTTCAGCCGATCCATTTTCTTTATCGGGATGATATTTTTTAGCCAAATTATAATATGATTTTTTTATATCATTAATTGTGCAATCTGGTTTAATTTGTAATATACTATATAGATCCATTTTAATTATATTAACAATATAGCTTTTATATTGTTTATCATTTTTATCAAGATAAATCATATTATATCGTGTACTCGTATTTTTATTTTATGTATAGATATATTATGAATAAAAATAGTATATTGGAAAAATATATTAATGAATTAAATGAATTAGAATCATTCATAAATATAAAAATTTTTAAAAAAGATAATATTCTAAGAAATAAAATTAAAGTAATAAATGAATGTAATAAAATGAAGAAAAAAAAACTATTAGAATTAATTAATAATCTTAAAAATATGGCAAACGGTACAATAGATATTAATACTCTTAAAGAATATCATAATAATGCCACACAAGATATAAATAATTGTAATAATATAATAAATATAATTAATTATATTATTGAATGCGATGATAATTGCTATATTGAAATATATAGTAATACCATTATGAAATAATACCATTATGAAATAATACCATTATGAAATAATACCATTATGATATAATACCATTATGATATAATACCATTATGATATAAATCGTATCACCACAATTCCATCTCTAATTAAGATTTTTGTAAATTAATTAATACCGATTCAATCGTATCATAATCACGAGGACCATTATAAGGTTTTGTAACTTTATTATCTCTGAACATAATAGTTGGATAACCTGTTATATTCATACTACTCATTATTTTTTTATCTTTTTCCGAATCATATGTTATAAAATTAAACTTTTTATTATATTTTTGTGCTAATTTTTCCCAAGTTGGTTTGAGCATTTTACAATGCCCGCACCATTCTGCCTTAAATAACATTATATCCATTTTGTCTGAAGCGGTGGAACCTCCAATGGAACCTCCGGTTTGTTGAAATCCTTCTTTTACCAATTTATTATATTTTGTTTTATATTTTAGATATTTTTCATAATAAGTACCTTCCATTATAATATACTAGAAAGAATCTATATATAAATTTTTATTAGGATATTTTTATTAAACTAAATTTATATAATATTTATTCTCTCTTCTATCCATCTACATATGGCGATTAATATAATACTTGGTTGTATATCATCATTAGATGTTGGTATTAGAACATTATGGTTACCTTCTTCAAGTAATTCTATTTTTTTATCAGGTGAAGAACATCTAGTTATAAAATCTTCTGTCGTATTATATAATGTTATTTTATCACTCTTAGAATGAATAGCAAATACAGGTACATTAAAATTATGAACATTTTTATTTATAGTATCCATCATATAATAACATTCTCTAGATGTATCTAATCTAAGTCTACAATTATTATTATATAATGACTGTTTCCTAGCCTCCAAATATTTATCAATATATGTTGAAGTGCAGTTCGATATATTAATTAGTCTTAAACTTGGAACAATATATGATAATGTTAATATTACATTAACGGTAATCCACGATTTTTCTAAATCTTGTGTAATACCGCACATTGGACCAATTAATATAATACCTTTTACAACATCTGAATATTTTATACTATATAGAATTGCAATTGCACCACCCATTGATTGTCCTATTAAATATATAGGTTGAGTAGGATGATATATTTTAATATAATTAACCAAGTCGTGTAAATCATTTATATAATCATCGTATGATCCGATCATAAATCGCGTACCAGTACTCTTTCCGTGCCCACGAAATTCTATCGCGTAAGATAATATATCGTATTTTGATAGAGATTTAATTCGATCTTCTAGATTATCTGGTGATCTATATACATACTGAAAATGTGATCCAAGTCCGTGTAAATGTATCAAGATAGCTTTTGGATTTTCTACCTGATGCGTCAATATATTTAATTTTATATTATTATCTAAAGATGATTCTAATAAAAATTCTATCATTATTAATAGTAATTAATATATTTTTTTTATATTAAACCTATAATTTAGTTTTACTATTTCCTATAATATAAAATATAAGAATTATTTACATATTGAGTAATATTATTTACTTTTATAATATTACTATCATTTGCAATATACCAATTATTATTCTCATATCCATAATAAATATAATGCCCGCCATTCATATTACCACCGTGTATTATACCACCCACCAACTTATAATCGTGTCTCCATAATAATGGTACTTCTACCATATTATTATTTTTCCTCATATTTATATCAAATCTCTTTAAAACAATTATTAGATTGTTGGGCCAATTAGATGTTACTATTTTTTTCCTAGAAATTGTATTATTATTACAATTATCACATCTATAACTAGATTCTAATTTTTCATACATTTTATATTCACGATAACTACTATCTAGATCGGTAGTTATTGGTAAGAATAATATTAGGTCTTTTTCAACGTGTTCATTTTGATGTAAGCAATCATTTAATTTACATTTTATATTTATAGTTGTGTCGATTGTAAAATAATTTTTTTTATTATTTATATTTAAAATATCGAATAAAAATATAATTACTTCAGAACTATCACATTGGTCATTACCTTTAAATAAAATGGTTCTTTGATCTAACAATGCTTTTATTTCCATTGGATTGAAACTCAAATTATTATTTGTAAAGTAATTTTTAATATTATTTATAATTAATTCATTTCCACTCTTTTCAACCATTTTACAAAAATCAGGTGAATTAAATAACAACTGTATTACTGCATTCAAATAACAACTATTTCCTATATTTACTATACCTTTCATTATACAACATTTCCATTATTTCTTTATTTAGCAAAGCATAATTCAACATATAATAAAATAAAAGTTGAAATTAATTGTAAAAAAATACTAATTCTATATTTTTATAAATAAAATGTCACTTGATAATAAGATAAATTATCCTAGTCCCTATAGATTAGTAATGATACAAACTTGTAATAATTGTCAGTTTTGTGAAAATCCACAAGGACAGTCATATAGTTTTTATGTAGATTTACCAACTCATATTGGTTTTATTAGTTGTGAAAAATGTAAAGATATGGCGAATAATGCAGTTAAATACTGGAATGAATCAATCGCATTTGGAAGAGTAAAACATTTAATAGATCGGAAAATAAAAATATATAGATCAAAAGTAGATGAAATTACTGGATCTAATATTGAAGATGAGTGGATGATTTATAATCCTATTATATTGAACTATGAATCTGATGAATATGTTGAATGTATTAGTAATACACGTAATTTACAAAGATATTGTAAAGTAGATGATATACTTTATTTAAATAAATAAATTAATATGTTGAATAATATTGTTTTGTTTTTTTCATATTATCAATATCAATAATTGATAATATTTCTTCATCCATTAAAACACCTTTAGGTAATATAATATCAAGTGGGTATTTAATTAATGGACATTTACTATATACAACATTGATAGAACCAAAAAATGTAATATGTTCGATTGTTTCATTCAATGCATATAAACTTTTATTACATCGAATAGATATTATTTGATCGACTACATTTTCTTTTACTGCCGATATACCTGAAATCCACCAATCAACTGATATTTTTTTTATAAAATTATCCATCGTTATATTTATACGACTAGCTTGTTCTTCATCCAAATATGTATTGATATCACGAATCATATTCATATAACTATCCAATCCATATAAATTTCCATTTAATTTAAGAGACATTTGATGTTGCATTAAAACACTTGAAAACAATGCATATCTATTGGAACAAAATTGTAAAATAGCAAATGCCATCGATGCAGAAAAATCTCCAATACACGATACTGTAATATTTTCAAATTTTAACATTTTAATTTGTTCAATCATAGCAAATCCATCCATTACCGATCCACCAGGAGAATTTATATATAGAAATATCTCTTTAGTAGTATTAATTTTATTAGTATCTATTGCAAAGTTATTAACCGATATACTGTTAATTTTACCTCTTATATTAACAAGATTATTATCATACAGTGTGATTATATTATTACTCGATATACAAGATAATTGTAGTAAACATAGTATTAGAAAAAACATTTTTATTAAATTGTAACAATATAATTATTGAAAATTTAATTATATCAATTTTTATTTTAAACTATAAACTAAGTTATGATTTGCATTGCAAATCAATTTTTAT